CAGATAGGAGAGGTGTATAGCATACAGAATTTAAAAATTGCGTTGCCAAAATCTAAAGAAGTTGATACTCACAATGACAAGTGGACTCCACACGAGTATCCTAAGGAGCTTAAAGCAATCAAGAGTATATTTGATTGGAAGGATTATCCTGACGAATTTAAACAAAGATGGCATGCATATATTGATAAAGAATTTACTAAACGAGATGAAGGGTATTGGTTCAAAAGCAAAGGGGTTCCCACTTATATTACTGGCACTCACTATATGTACTTGCAGTGGACCAAGATTGATGTTGGGAGACCAGACTTTCGAGAAGCCAATAGATTATTCTTTATTTATTGGGAAGCGTGTAAAGCAGATAGAAGGTGTTACGGAATGTGCTATCTCAAGAATAGACGTTCAGGTTTTTCGTTTATGGCATCCTCGGAGACAGTTAACTTGGCTACCATATCTTCCGATGCACGGTACGGAATACTGTCCAAATCTGGAGCCGATGCGAAGAAAATGTTCACAGATAAAGTGGTACCAATATCGATCAATTATCCATTCTTTTTCAGACCCATTCAGGACGGTATGGATCGCCCCAAGACAGAACTCGCGTACAGAGTACCCGCTTCGAAATTTACACGTAAAAGATTCGAGTCGAAGGATAGACATCAAGAAATTGCCGGATTGGACACCACCATCGATTGGAAAAATACCGGAGATAATTCCTATGATGGAGAGAAGCTCACACTTCTCGTCCATGATGAAGCTGGAAAATGGGAGCGTCCGGAAAACATCCTCAATAACTGGCGCGTCACAAAAACCACCCTCAGGCTCGGTTCGAGAATAATAGGTAAGTGTATGATGGGGTCAACGAGCAATGCTCTTGACAAAGGAGGTGAGAATTTTAAAAAATTATATAATAATTCAGATGTTACGAAACGGAATAAAAATGGACAGACTCGCTCGGGATTATATTCTTTGTTCATACCTATGGAATGGAATTTCGAAGGATTCATCGATTCTCATGGAATACCTGTCTTTAACACACCGGAAAAGCCTGTCAAAGACAACAATGGAGATAGTATCGACGTCGGGGTTATTGAACATTGGGAGAATGAAGTAGATGGTTTAAAAGGAGATCAAGACGGTTTAAATGAATTTTATAGGCAGTTTCCTCGAACAGAGGAGCACGCTTTTAGAGATGAAACAAAAAATAGCATATTCAACTTAGCTAAAATATATGAGCAAGTTGATTTTAATGAAGAAGCGAAGTATAGCGCTTTGGTAACGCGAGGAAGCTTTCAATGGCAGAACGGCGTAAAAGACACAAAGGTAGAGTTTATACCAAACCTTAGTGGAAGATTTAATGTTAGCTGGGTTCCGCCCGTACATTTACAAAATAAAGTAATACTAAAAAATGGAGTTAAATATCCTGGAAATGAACATAGCGGTGCATTTGGCTGCGATAGCTACGATATATCCGGGACTACCGATGGTCAAGGATCTAAAGGCGCATTACACGGTCTCACGAAATTTAGTATGGAAGAAATTCCTGCTAATATGTTTTTTCTTGAATATATAGCTAGGCCGCAAACAGCGGAAATGTTTTTTGAAGATATATTAATGGCATTACATTTTTATAGTATGCCAATACTTGCAGAGAATAATAAACCTAGATTACTATATTATTTAAAAAGAAGAGGATACAGGGGATATTCTATGAATAGACCTGATAAGAAATGGAATAAATTATCGGTTACTGAAAAAGAAATAGGTGGTATACCGAATTCAAGTGAAGATATTAGACAAGCTCATGCATCTGCAATTGAAAGTTATATAAACAGTTACGTGGGTGAGAAAGAAGATGGAAGTTACGGTGATTTATATTTTTCAGAAACATTGAATGATTGGGCTAAGTTTGATATAAACAAAAGAACAAAGTTTGATGCGGCAATTAGCTCAGGGCTAGCAATTATGGCGTGTAATAAACATTTATACGCCCCTACTCAAACAAGAGAATTAAAAAGTAACGTTAATTTTAGTTTATCTAAATATAACAATAATGGAAATTTTTCAAAAATAATACAATAGATGGCAAAAGTATCACCAGCAGGTATTTTTCCGAGTCAGGCAGTAAGCGACGTAGAAAAACAAAGCTCAGAGTATGGGTTAAAAATCGCTAAAGCTGTAGAGTCAGAATGGTTCAAAAAAGATTCGGGAGGGTCTCGCTACTTTACAAATAGAGATAACTTTCACAGGTTACGTTTATATGCAAGAGGCGAACAAAGCATTAAAAAATATAAAGATGAGTTATCTATAAACGGTGATTTGTCATATTTAAATTTAGATTGGAAACCAGTTCCAATTATTCCAAAGTTTGTGGATATAGTTGTTAACGGTATTGCAGATAGAGGTTATGATTTAAAAGCATTTTCAATAGATAATATAGCTACGGAGGAAAGAACTAAGTATGTTAACAGTATACTTAGAGATATGGGTAATAAAGATTATTATAATCAAGCACAGGCACAATTAGGGATTGATATGTTTGAAAATGATAAAGATAATTTACCAGAAAATAATCAAGAGCTTGAGTTACATATGCAACTTGATTATAAACAGTCTGTTGAAATTGCAGAAGAACAAGCTATAAATAATGTGTTTGAATTAAATAAGTACGATTTATTAAAAAAACGATTAGATTATGATATTGCTGTTCTTGGGATAGGTTGTGTTAAAAACAGTTTTAACACGGCAGAAGGCATTAAATTAGATTATGTGGATCCTTCTGATATTGTTTATTCTTATACAGAGTCGCCTTATTTTGACGATGTTTACTATGTAGGGGAAATACGAAGAGTGAGTATAGTTGAGTTAAAGAAGCAATACCCGGAATTAACATTAGAAGATATAGAGGAAATAGAAGGCAAAGGAAAAAGTTCTTTACTTTATAATCAAGCTGGTGTTGACTCTGCTGATAAAAATTATGTGTACGTATTATATTTTGAATATAAAACATTTGAAGATCAAATATATAAAATAAAAGAAACCAGCTCTGGTGCTGATAAAGCTATTAAAAAAGATAGTAAATTTAATCCGCCTAAAGACGCAAGGGCTAGATTTAAGAAAGCTGAAAGATCAATAGAGTGTTTATATGAGGGGGCAAAAATTGTTGGATACGAAAAAATGCTAAAATGGGCTAAAGCGGAAAATATGACAAGGCCTAAATCTGATATTACAAAAGTACAAATGAGCTATAATATTGTAGCTCCTAGAATGTACAAAGGCAGGATGGAATCTTTAGTAAGTAGAATGACATCATTTGCTGATATGATTCAAATAACACACTTAAAACTACAACAAGTCTTATCAAGAATGGTTCCTGATGGTGTTTATTTAGATGCAGATGGTTTAGCTGAAGTTGATTTAGGTAACGGAACTAATTATAATCCGCAGGAAGCTTTGAATATGTATTTCCAAACCGGTTCGGTTATAGGCAGATCTATGACGCAAGATGGAGAATTCAATAATGGTAAAATACCAATACAAGAATTAAGAACTGGTGCAGGTGGATCTAAAATACAAAGCTTAATACAATCTTACAACTACTATCTACAAATGATGAGAGATGTTACGGGATTAAACGAAGCAAGGGATGGCAGTACTCCTGATAAAAATGCACTAGTAGGAATTCAAAAACTTGCTGCCGCAAATTCAAATACAGCAACGAGACATGTATTGCAAGCAGGGCTATATTTAACTTTAAAGTCTGCTGAGGCAATCGCATTAAGAATATCTGATGTATTAGAATATTCCAAAACTAAAAATTCATTTATACAATCGCTAGGTAAGTTCAATGTGGGGGCTTTAGAGGAAATGAAAGAATTACATTTGCATGATTTTGGTATATTTTTACAATTAATGCCGGATGAAGAAGAAAAACAATTATTAGAAAATAACATTCAAATGGCAATAGCTCAAAAACAAATAGAGCTTGAAGATGCAATTGATGTTAGGGAAATAAATAATTTAAAATTAGCTAATCAACTTTTAAAATTAAGAAGGAAAAAGAAATTTGAAAAAGACAGAAAAATTCAAATGGAAAACATCCAAGCACAATCGCAAGCTAACGCTCAATCAGCTCAAGCAGGAGCCGCCGCAGAAATACAAAAACAACAAGGTATTGCGGAAAGCAAAGTCCAACTTGCACAAGCACAATCACAGTTTGATATTGCAAAACTTGAAAGAGAAGCAGAAATCAAAAAAGAACTAATGGAGTTTGAATTTCAGCTTAATATGAAGCTTAAAGAGCAGGACAATCAGGTGATTAATAAAAAAGAAGAGTATAAAGAAGATCGTAAAGATAAAAGAACAAAAATACAAGCTTCACAGCAAAGTGAACTTATAGACCAGAGAAAATCTGGTAAAGCACCTAAAAACTTTGAATCCGCTGGATTTGATAACTTAGGTGGATTTGGGTTAGAGCAATTTGACCCTAGATAAACAATTAACCAATTATATTTTATTATGTCAGAAAACATTAAAGCTAAGGTTTTAGATGATCAAGAATTGTCTATAGCCGAAAAAGAAGCTAGTGTACAGAAAATTCCTATGAATGAAGATGGTGATTATACTGTGGATTTAGCAAAAAAACCAGAACCTGAGGCTGTTGAAGAAAAGCAACCAGAGGCTGAAGTTCAGGAAGAACAAAAAGAAGAGCCTGTATTAGAGGAAATTATTGAAGATGAAAAAGATAACACTAACGAGGAAGGATTGGATGGAAGCACTGAAGCTGCCGACACCGCACCGGAACCTAAAGAAGTATTACAGGAAGAAAAAACACAAGAACCTGAAGTAAACTTACCAGAAGGAATACAAGACCTAGTTAAGTTTATGGAAGAAACCGGTGGTAGTATTGAAGATTTTAGCAGATTAAATGCTGATTACTCGAATGTAGATGAAAATACTTTATTAAGAGAATACTACAAACAAACAAAACCTCATTTAAGTTATGATGAAATATCGTTTTTATTAGACGATAAATTTTCATTTGACGCAGAAATTGATGAGGAAAGAGATATTAAAAGAAAAAAACTTGCTCTTAAAGAGGAAGTCGCAAATGCCAATAAGTTTTTAAATGAAACTAAGGAGAAATATTACAGGGAGGTCAAGTTGGGCTCTAAGTTAGCTCCTGAACAGCAAAAAGCTATTGAATTTTTTGACAGATACAATAAAGAGCAACAATCGGCTGAAGATTTATTAAAGCAGCAAACACAACATTTTGAACAAGAAACTAGTAAAGTTTTTAGTGAAGATTTTAAAGGTTTTAATTTCGACGTAGGAGACAAGAAATACAGGTTTAATGTTAAAGATGTTAATAAAGTAAAAGAAACTCAAGGTGATTTATTGAATGTTTTCAATAAATATGTTGGTGACAATAAAATGTTACAGGACGCTGGAGGTTACCATAAAGCTTTATTTGCCGCATCAAATCCCGACAAAATAGCCAATCATTTTTACGAACAAGGCAAAGCTGACGCAATTAAACAATTAACTGCAGACGCTAAAAACATCAACATGGATCCTAGAAAAACTTCTGAGGGGTATGTTGAGGCTGGAGGTATTAAAGTAAAAGCTATTTCTGGGGACGATAATTCAAAGCTAAAATTTAAACTTAAGAATTATTAATTAAAACTATTTTAAAAAATGGCAAACGACGTATCATTCTCTGGCTTAACGGCTGGAGTACTATCTCCTGCGATGACAAAAAACATTGGAGCGCAAGGAGCTTACCTAGACATTCAAAATAATGGATGGGCAAAACAATACTTACCTGAGCTTTACGAAAGTGAAGTACAGAGATATGGAAACAGAACTATTTCTGGATTCCTTTCACAAATTAGCGCAGAAATGCCTATGTCATCTGATCAAGTTATCTGGTCTGAACAGGGTAGACTGCATATTTCATACCAAGCAACTGTAGCAACAGGAACTGGAGCATTATCTGCTATAAAAGATATAGATAATGTAAGTGGTTCTGATATTGCTCATTCATTGAGAGTTGGTAATACGGTTGTGTGTGAAGTGCAAGGCAAAGAATTTAAAGGATTTGTTCAATCTGTTGGAGCTAACCCGGTAATTATACCTTATTCGGTTGCAACTGTTGGGGATATAGCTGGCGTAACAGATGATTCAAACCAAACTATTAAACTATTTGTTTACGGTTCGGAATTTAAAAAAGGAACTGCTGGAATGACTGAGGCTGTAGAGCCTGGGTTCAAAACTTTCACTAACAAACCAATGATTATTAAAGATCACTTTGAAATCGATGGTTCTGATACTGCTCAAATCGGGTGGATCGAAGTAAGTGGAGAGCAAGGACAATCAGGATATTTATGGTACTTAAAATCTTCTGCTGATACAAAAGCAAGATTTGATGACTATTTAGAAATGATTGCGGTTGAATCTGAAAAATCAGGTAGTGGCGCTCATGCAGACATTCCTGAAGGATCTCAAGGACTACTTTCTGCTATTGGAGAAAGAGGAATTGTATCTACAGACCAATTCAACGCTGGAACAACTGGTGCTGATCAATTAGCTGAATTTGACTTATTATTAAAAGAATTAGACAAACAAGGTGCGATTGAGGAAAATATGATGTTTTTAGATAGAGATGCAAATCTTTATATAGATGACTTATTAGCTGGATTATCATCTGGAGCACAAGGTGGTACTGCTTATGGAGTATTTAACAACTCTGAAGACATGGCATTAAACCTTGGATTCACAGGATTTAGAAGAGGTTCTTATGACTTCTACAAAACTGACTGGAAATATCTTAACGATAAATCAACAAGAGGTAATGTAGGAACTTTAAAAGGACTTTTAATTCCTGCTGGAACATCTTCAGTATATGATCAAAACTTAGGAAGCAATGTAAGAAGACCGTTCTTACACGTACGTTACAGAGCTTCTCAAGCAGACGATAGAAAATTAAAGTCTTGGGTTACTGGATCTGTTGGCGGAGCGCAAACAACTGGTGATGACAAAATGGAAATTCACTATCTTTCAGAAAGATGTTTAGTAGTACAAGCTGCAAACAACTTTATGAAATTTATCTAAATTTTTTGTAATAGTTACCCTCGTTATTATAACGGGGGTGGTTATTACTTTTATTAATTATATTATATTATATCATGAAAAACAAAGAAAAAATAAAAGAAGTTAAACCTAAATGGGAAATTAAAAATAGACTATATGAGTTGTCAACATCAGAAACACCAATAGTTTATATGTTAAAATCAAAAAATATTTTATGGTTTGACGAAGAAAAAGGGTACGAAAGAGAACTTAAATATTGTGAAAATCAAAAAACAGTATTTGCAGATGAAATGAAAGGCCCAGAAAGATTATCACACATAGCTTTTAGAGATGGCAAGTTGCATGTACCAAAAGAGAAGCAGATACTGCAAAAATTTTTATCTATGCATCCCTTCAATGGTACAAGTTTTGTTGAATACAATCCTGTTAAAGAAGCTGAAGATGATTTGGATTTAATTGAATTTGAAATAAAAGCTTTAACAACTGCACAAGGCATCGATATAGATCAAGCAGAAGCAATATTGAGAACAGAATTAGGCGATAAAGTATCTAAGATGACTTCTAAAGAGCTTAAAAGAGATTTATTATTATTTGCTAGAAACAATCCAGAATTGTTCTTAGAATTGGCAAATGACGATAACATAAATATCAGGAATATTGGTATAAAAGCTGTTGAAAATAATATTATTTCATTATCAAATGACCAAAGAACATTTAGGTGGGTTTCTAATGACAGAAAACTTATAACAGTTCCGTTTGATGAAAATCCATATTCAGCATTAGCAGCATACTTTAAAACCGATGAAGGTATTGAGGTATATCAAACAGTTGAAAAGAAATTAAAATAAAATGCTTATAGTGGTTAGGCCGCAAATAAGCGGCTTAATCATTATATAAATAAATATAAATGGCAATATCAGTAAATAAAGTATACAGAACTGTCCTTTCAATTATGAATAAAGAAGGAAGAGGGTTTTTAACACCGGATCAATTTAATAGAATTGGCAGACAAGTACAGCTCGATCTATTGGAAAGGGCATTTTTTGATTATAACAGAGCCACTAATAAAGAAAAAGCTAATGTAACTAACAATGAATACGGTAATATTCCTAAGAATATAAAAGAAAAAATTGATATTTTTTCAAAAGAAGCTGAATTAGTTATTGTTAATAAAAATGCATTAAAACCTGGACTTGATGTTAGAACTGGCAGGGCAGGAGCGAGTGTTCCCACATCTGTAACAGCGGGTGTGTATAGCAACATTGCTACAACATCTACTGGAAGTGGAACAGGGCTAACCGTCACGGTGGTTACTACAGGAAATGATTTTAGTGTTTCAACAATATTAGTTACAAACGGAGGAACAGGGTATGCGGCCAATGATGTTATAACTATTCCCCAAGCTTCAATGACTGGTGCAAGTTCTGATTATACTTTCCCAGTATTAAGCACAGATATTGTTATTGGCAATATTGATTTACCAAGTGATTTATATAGGGTAATAAATTTATCTAGACTTGATAGATCTGTAAATTTTGAACAAGTTGAAAAATCTGAATATACATACATAAACTCATCCAAATTAACAAAGCCAAGCAAAGATTATCCTGTTTATTATAGAGGCAATGAAGGTATTAAAATATCACCCACAAGTTTAATTAATGAAACAATTACTTTTGATTATATTAAAATGCCATTAGACCCTTACTGGGGTTATACAACTTCATCAAACGCAGGATACCAATATGCTTCCTCTTCGTCTAGAGATTTTGAAATACACCAATCAGATGAAGTTAATTTAGTTGTAAAAATATTAGGTTATGCTGGTGTCATAATAAAAGACCCTAGTATAGTTCAAGCAGCTAGTCAAGAAGAAAATAAAATAATACAATTAGAAAACTAACATAAAATGGGATTATTACAAGAAACATCATACCAATATTATGAGGGCAGCCAGGTTATAGTTGCATCTGCAGGACAACAGAATTTTGTTGTTTTATTAGATCCATTACCTAAAAATGCGGAAAAGTTCCTTGTTTCTGTTAATGATATTGAAATAGTTAGCTCAAATTATACGTATAACTCTTCAACGGGTTTATTGACTTTTACTACAGGTTTAAATGTAAACGATGTTGTTCTAGTCGACTTAAAAAATAAATCATTAGGGAAATATCGATACACTACAATAAACGATATAGTTAATAACTACATGGTTGGATTTGTAGGAGATGACAAGATAATTAACAACGTTAAAAAATCAGATATATTATTTCACACAAAAAGAGGTATCCAAGAATTTTCTTACGATATATCAAGAGTTGAAAAAATACAAGAAGTTGAGATTGGATTTAATCTCTCAATACCAATGCCTCAGGACTATATAAACTACGTTAAGTTATCTTGGTCTGACGACAATGGAATAGAACGTTTGATTTATCCTGTTAGATATTCAGCTAGGCCTTCAGAATCTCCTATGCAAGATGAAAATTATAACTACCTTTATGATCAAGAAGATAATATCTTAGTTGGTACTTCTATTACAGATGCCAAATTTAAAGATTTTGACAATAAAAAAATAACTGGTGATGTGACTGAAACATCTTACGAACCGAAGGATTTAATGGACACTAGATTTGGTTTAAATCCAGAAACTAGCACTAAAAATGGCGGGTTTATAATTGATGAAGCAAAAGGAGTTATTAGTTTTACTAGTGATATGGTAGACCGTATTGTTATATTAAGATATATTTCAGATGGTATTGGCACGGACGATGAAGTAAAAGTACATAAATTTGCGGAAGATGCATTGTACAAGTATATTACTCATGCCGTTGCATCCTCTAAGAGTAATATGCCTGAATACATTATAAATAGATTTAGAAAAGAAAGAAGAGCAGCAATGCGAAACGCTAAATTAAGATTATCAAATATTAAGTTAGAAGAAATTACGCAAGTAATGAGAGGTAAGTCTAAAACAATTAAATAACACTACATGCCGGAAATCAAAAATACCTTTATCAAAGGTAAAATGAATAAAGATTTGGATGCACGTTTAATACCTAACGGTGAATACGTAGATGCTAAAAACATTCATATAAGTAAATCAGAAAATTCTGATGTTGGTGTTGTGCAAAATGTAAAAGGAAGTTCTTTAGCCGGAGCTAGGGTTGACGATGAAGGTGGTCCTATTCCTGGAACTGTTATAGGTTATATAGCAGAATCTGAATCTAAGAATGGTGGAAATAAAATATATTATTTTTTTAAAGCTGAAGACGCAAGCAAAGATGCAATATTTGTTTATGACACAGCCAATCCTACTATGGAACCAAACCCAATTTGTAAGGGTAGTTTCCTTAATTTTAGTCTTGAAAGACCTATAACTGGCGTTAATTTAATAGATGGTCTTTTGTTTTGGACTGACGATTTTAATCCTCCAAGAAAAATAAACGTAGAAACAGCAGAAGCTAATCCTGCTTATTATAATAACGAAGATAAAATAAGTGTGGCTAAATATTTCCCATTTAGCGCGCCAAAAGTTTTAAAAGGAGCCAGCACAGGGTTGCAAAAATCTTATACTGAGCAAACAGCTGTATTAACAAATTCATCAACTTCTGTTGTGTTGCAAACAGCTAATAATGACATATATGTTGATCAAGTTGTTAGTTGCACTACTTCGGGTAGATTGCCAGCAAATACCACTGTAACGGTTAAAGCAATATCTGGCAATACAATTACTTTATCTCATCCTGCTACCTTTACAAACACTACTAACACTTACACAAATTTAATATTTAAATCTGAAAAAATTAAACTTGAAGAAGAGTTTGTTAGATTTGCTTATAGATTTAAATTTAAAGACGGTGAGTACTCTTTAATATCTCCCTTTACACAAACATGCTACATCCCTAAAACTTACTCCTACGATAATTCCTTATCAACACCTGGTTATTCTTTAGGTTTAACAGATGATCAAATTAAAGAGGCATACATTTCTACAGAGGTAGAATCAATGGTTAATGATGTATCTAATGTGTTTTTACAAATTAACTTACCCTCAGCAAATGTTTGGGAGGATTTTGAAATTGATAAAATAGAAATATTATATAAAGAATCAGATAATGCTGGTATAAAAGTCGTATCTGGCGAGTATACTTTATTAGATCATACCTTGCCAGAAAACCTGCAAACATCCCCGCCAAGTTATAATGCGAATATAAATGGCTCAGTCTATACTTATGAGTACAAGTCAAGTTTACCTTATAAAACACTTCCAGAAGCACAAGTAACTAGAGTGTACGATAATGTTCCTGTTAAGGCAAAAGCTCAGGAAATATCTGGGAATAGAATAATGTATGGGAATTTTGAACAAAATTTAAATGTTGGTGATATTGAATTTGAGGCTTTCTATGATTTTAGAACAAGCACCTCAACGGATCAAAATTGGGTTACACAATACCCATATCAAACTATAAAAGGAAGACGTACATATCAAGTAGGATTAATACTTGCTGATAAATACGGTAGGCAATCAGCCGTTATATTACCACCGGATCCGAAAAAATCAACAGTTTCAGTTCCCGCACATACTGGCGATGCCACAAACTGGAATGGCAATTGTTTGAAAATAAACTTTATTAGTAAATTACCAACAAATTGGTATTCCTGGAAAGTAGTTGTTAAACAAACAGAGCAAGATTATTATAATATATATGCACCAGCGGCGAAAGACAATATTCCCGCTATAGGCGCAATTATTCCAGACGGAATAGCCCAAACCACCTATGTAGATGGCGATCAAAGAACGTGGCTAGTGTTACATAGTGACAATATAAACAAGATACCTAGGGATTCAAACATGAACATCCAAGAAGACTCTACAAGTCCTTCTAATGTAAGATTATATCCTCAGGTTTCTAACGCTAATACTTTAAATGCAGGTTCTCAGTCGTTAGGGTTGGTTAATGTAATCAGTATAGGTACAGCTAAAGATCAAAATTTAACTGGAGTCAATTCATCTACTTATTTATCAGATGGGGTTGTTAGTGGTGCTTTTTATGACTCGGCAAAAAATCCACTTGTTGCTGAGCTACCGAATGGATACGGCGCTAACGGTTTAAGCGGAACAAGTCAAGCGTTAGGTGTGTGGGAAACAAAACCTTCAGATTCAGCTTTAGATATATATTACGAAACTTCATTAACAGGGTTAGTTTCTGAATTAAACACACAATTAGATGTTGGATCTACGGGACCTACTAGCATAGCTTTAAGCAATAGTACTTTTTCAGAAGGATTTACATCTGCCCAAAATCCCTTGCTTATTGGTAATTTATCGGCTTCTGATGTTTCAAACAATCCATTAGGATCTGCTACATTTACTTTATTAAGTATTAAAGATGCTTTAAATAACCCAGTTAATCCTCATCCATTCGCAATAACTAATAATGCTTTAAATGTAACTAATGGTGGTTTTTATCATGATATAAACGGGGAATCGTTTACGGTTAGGGTTAGAGCCCAGGTTGCTAATGCGGAACCACATGATCAGGATTTAACAATTACTACATCTAATGTTGCTCCTTCATTTTCAAGCTCATTACAAACGCAAATAAATTTTGTACACTTTTCTGTTGCAGATCCAAGCGCACCAGGTGGGAGTTCAGTTGGTAGTTTAGATATTAGTTATAATGCGAAAAATGGTAGTGGGGATAGCACTAGAGATGATATAGGTTTAGTGTATAGCATACAGAGCGTACATTTAAAAACATTAGCAAACGGGAACGCTGTATCACCTCCTCAATTAGTCTGGGAAATAAACAATAACTCTTACGCGACAACAGATAACCCTTTTGTATTAAACGGAACTGAATTACAAAATAGAGCTTATTTTGCAGTTTCAGAAATTAATAAAGTTTTTACTGTAAAAGTCAGGGTAACTGATTCTGGCGGTTTACACGCAGACCATAATATTGATATAACCATTTCTAGATTAACTTTAGCTAACTATTTAGAATCCGTTAATTTTAACGGACTGTGTACTCCGTCTACAACAACATTATATTTAACGAAAGGGGCGGCTTCATCTAGTGGAGCAGTTGAGGTTGGCGATTTT